ACCAGATAACACCTTGAAATATCAGATACTTAACCCGCTGGTCTTTCTTAAGCTCTTTGAATATAACAGCGCAATCAATACCACTTTTAGGGTCGTGGGTTAAATCTACTGCGTAGCCTGTGTTGTGGTCAGAGTTAGGGCTAGCGGTTAGATGAGCAGCAGAAGGTAGCAGTCCATCGCTCACCCTCGAACGCTTCGGCACAAGAGCAGTTGCCTGTCGCAACATTGCGATGGCAGCAGGTGTGGCTCTCTTGGTTACAGGTTTCATTACTCATCATCCTCATCCTCAAATAAATCGTCGTCTGGAATGTTTGGGCTAATCGGAGTTAGCCAGGGGTTGTCAAAGATACTCATCGAGATAACACTTGCTTGACTAAATCAGTAAGGAACTCAACTTTCTCATCTAGTCTATCGACTTTATCTTTCATTGATGACCCGCCGTTGGGCTTAAGTTCATTGAGGTAATGTTTAACCAACCATCTAACTCCAGTTGCTACACCAGTTGCGATGGTCATTACAGCTACGGCTAGTCCAGCCCAATCAGCAGGAGACATTATACGGTCCTTATGGTTATATCAATGATTCCACCATATCCAGAGAAGCCTCTATCTGGTGGAGTCATACGGGTAAATGTGACTTGTTCAATTACTACTTGACGGCTTTCGCCAGTCTGTAAATCCTGCCACGTTACGACATCGCCATTCTGTTCAACGTTTTCTAGAGCTTGTATTCTTTCTTTTGCTCTGTCGGTATAGCCCAACATAACGTTATATTTATCTGTCTCGATGTCATAACAAAAGACAGGAAAAGTAATTACCCGCTGGCGTGGAGTAGCAATAGTAGCTTTTGCTTGATAGCCTTTAAATGTTGGACCCTTTGTAGTATCAGTAGCATCTCTAGTCAAGATAAACTTATAACCAATATACTCTTGAGAGCCAGCTGGCTGGCTAGTTGTTACTTCTACTGGAGTAACGGATGAACTATAAGTAACAATATCGTATTCAGTATTGTTTTCATCTACTGTTTCAAGAGTCATAGAACCATAAGTAAACTCGCCTCTACCAATTAATCGTTTAAAGTTTTTAGGTTCAAGCGTATTATACCGAATAAAACCAGTAGTGATATAACCATCGGTAAGTTTTACTCCAGAAGATTCTATATTGATAGAACCAGTTTCATTAATAACAGCAGTAGCAGCAGTAACTGCAGTGCTTACAACGTTGCCAGCTGTTTTGGCATAGGTTAGGGTAGTTGTAGTAGATGTAGCCGTAACAGTATGTTGGCCATTAAAGGTAGCATCTACGCCTTCTACCCAAATAGAATCGCCAACACTTAATCCGTGAGCTGAGGCTGTAGTTAATATGGCTACATTGCTAGTAAGTTCTTTGTTAGTAACCGTGCCAGCACGTACTGCTGTGGTTACAAATGCTAGCCGATTTGTTTCTCCCGCAAAAGCACAAGCCGTAGTATTAAATCCTGTTACACCATTGTCTGTCCATAAGTCGTTTGCATACGCAAACAAAAGACCGCCAAGGTCATTACCTAAATTAATCCGAATAACACCTGCTTCACCAGCTACACCAGTTGCACACCAAGCAAACTTGTCACGGAAAGCAAAGTCATAAACTGGCTGACTAGTTTCGACAATCAAAGGACCATAGACAATCGAGCCATCACCATCAACCGTTGCCGCTCTTACGCCCTTACTAGTTCCAATTAACATATACCCTAGATAGTATTTAATACTATAAATCTTTTCACCTACTGGCATTTCTGCTGCAGTAATAGCACTAGTCAATGAAGGCATAGAACCAGTTGTTGTAGCAAGAGTAAATTTATAAATAAAAGATTGGATACCATTAAAGCCAGCTATATAAATAGCTGTGCCAGATGCAGTAATACTAGTAAATACAACATCATTATCAGAATGGGTATATACAGCTGTTGGTAAAGAAGATGCACTTGTAGCAAACTCATATATTTTATTATTGATTGCCATAACAATACGGTCTTTGACGTACTCCATTACGCCTTCAGATACTGTAATACTATTATCACTAATTAAAAGAGTTGCGGTTGTTGCAGATGTTCCAGTTAAAGGTTTAGTATAAACACGGAGTCTTGGAGTTCCAGTATTTAATACGTTTGTTACCCAATATGCATTAGTGCCATCATCACAAATAGCATAAACAGGATAATCAGTGCCTTCTGCATAGTCTATAAAATGAGTAACAGTTCCATCTACAGCTATTTTATCTACATCATATTCATCCCATAACAGAATGCCATCAGTGCTAGACCATTGAATACTACGAGCAGATTGAAATGGTTTACCATTACTCTTTATAACACCAGTAGTATAATGAGTAGAGGCAGTATTATTAAGAAGAGTTACCTCTCCTTCATTCCAAACATTAATACCACGACTATCTTTAAACCTATATGTGCCTTCACCTTCTATTAAATCTGGGTCGTAAAAAGTAATGCCAGTCCCGTCGTGAAACGAGGACTGGCTTCTTATCCACCAACCAGTAAGGCTTTGTTCACCAGGTTCTGTTTGATTATCAAACTGTTCTTTACGATAGGGAGCTGTCTGTCGTATATAAGGTCTAGCATCAGAGATAGCATAGATAAACGGCATACCACCAATTGCTACATCATAAGCAATATCAGTGTTTTGCCAGATAGAATCAGTAGCAACAACACCAACATCAACAGCAATAGCTCGCGTAGCGCGACCTTCGGTAATATCACGACCAGCCATTATTCTCCCTTAGTTGTATTACACCAATAGAATCCAAGTCATCTATATGGTCATCTATCGTCCGTGTAATAGGGACGATGTCAGTTAGAAGGCTCACCCTCTTGTTGTTCCTTTAGCTTTTCTTTAAGATGTTCATTAGCCCAATACAAAGCGTAGTAATCAAAATCAACGCTAAAACGTTTCATATGCTTGACTAGTGCACCAGTGTGTGCGTGAAGTGGAATACCAGCTTCTTTCATCTTGCGGAAGAAGATAATGTCTTCACCTACAAAGTGGTCGTCATCATTGCTTGCAGCTTGTTCAGTGAAGAAAGAAACCTTCCCGTGCTTCTCTCGCATCTTGGTAATAACAGAGCGGTGCATCAAGGTAAAACCAAAGCCAGCTTGGTCAATCTCAATAACCTGATTCTCAGGCAGAGGATGGACAAAGCGAATCTCAAACTCAGAGACGTTATGGAAAAGTGCTGGGAAGGGGCGCATCAATGCACCCTCATTTTCTTTGGAGATAAAGTAGACACCAGATACAACTGGTCTAACAATCTTATCGGCTGTCTTCCATAGCTTAGCCATAGCGTCTAAGGTCAGAACAATGTCTGAATCTACCCACAGTAGCCAGTCAGTCTTCATTTTGTCAGCCCAATGGTCAAACAAGACTTGGCGTTGTCTGCCAATCTGGTTACCTTGAACTCGAATACTAGTATGTATTGGCATACCGTTGCCAGGTCCTGCAATGACTGCCATCATCAGACCTTCTGTAAACTTGCCATCTGTTAATCCGTTGTCGCACCAACCAATAGCGACGCTCTCTTGCTTTTGAATCATTATATCCCCTTGTCGAAGTCAATCCACTCTTGGGTTATTCTGTCCCAAGAATACCGTTCATTGATGGATGAAACCTGTTCTTCAGGGTTCCAATCCCCTTTGTATATCTTTTCTATGGCTAAATTGAGAGCCTCAGTAAAGATTTTCTCGTGCTTTGCTACATCGTCCTGGAACTCATAGAGTATTCCCCTGGCATCTCCTACCTCGGGTAGCGCACCTAATTCAGGATAGACGCATAGGTTGCCAGCCGATTGATTCTCAGCCAGCGAAAGACAGAATGTCTCGAGGTAGATAGATGGATAGGCGAGGATGTGGGAGTTCTCTACTGCCTCCATTACTGTCCGCCGAGGAGTTTTCCAGTAGAACCGCACACGTTTGTCGATGGTGTCTTGGTCATCGTGGTAGTGCAGGTCTGGGTTGTAGTCGTTATAGACCTCTAGCTTGAAGTCAAAGTCGATATGCTTCAGCGAGTTCATCAAGATGGGCAGACCACGATAGGCACTTGAGGTGTGGACTATCTTGACCTGCTTGACCCTATCAAACTTCTCAGGGTTGTAAGTCAGGGGGAAGATAGCGTTAGGTATTACCTTAATCTTAGCCAAAGGGATGTTCATCTCCTCGGCTGTCCAGAGCTTATGCCACATAGACGGCACGATGATATAGGCAATCTTGTCCAGAACGGACTGATGCCCTAGCACCTTCTCGATGTAATCAGGATTGAACTGTGACTTTGTATTGTGAAGCCAGAAGATAACTTCTCTTCCGTCCTTCTCTACCCCATTGGAATCAAGTGTGATTCCTGGAGCTAGCATACAAAGGTACTTATCCATATTGACCATATGTGGAAGGACTAACTTCTCCCACGTTCTAGCCATATATTCGGTACCGCCATAGACTTCCTTGGCGTATACAAACGGCATTTCCATAGTGTCCCCTTGCTATGTTAAGAAAGAAGCAGTCTAGCTTCTTCTTCAGTTAAACCGAGTTTATCTAGAATCTTTTGCTTCTTTTCTTTGATTTCAGCACGCTC